ATTCCGGAGTGGCGCATGAAAGAGGGATTCGTCATCGCCGACGATGCAGATGAAAAAACGATCGGCGACTACCTCGCAAACGTGCAGAAAAATCTGGTTACCGCAGGGCTGGAAGGGAAAGGTTCGGGATTCCCGATGTCCACGCCCGAAGCGCAGGGCAAAGAACTCGCAAAGGCGTGGGCTGAAACACTTCCGGACAAAGAGTAACCAAAACGTAAAATCATGGCAATCGTATTTGAAAAAACAAAAGTAAAGGGCGGTTTCCCCATATTCTGGCGCGGTGAGTTCGCCGGATTGCCGGGGGACTTCAAACTGAAGGGAACCTATCCCGAAGGGACAAAGATTCCCAAAGGTACGCCGATCAAGCTCGACTTCGACAACATGGAATGTTCCATATGCAAGAGTGCACGTGTTCTGTCGGGCGGCACAACCACTGCTCCACATGTCAAGAAGGGTTCCATGCTCCAAGTAGGAGATGCGGTTAAGGTCGGCGAGTCAAATTCGACCGTAAAAAGCATTGATACCAAAAATGCAGATTACGATGTGATCACGTTCGCAGC